TAAGTATTGTTTCGTACAGCGCAATAACACGCTAGACGTGGAAAAAGGAGAGTCCGTAAAAGCCCTGAAGAGCTTTGTAGAAGGGGGCCGGAGTATGCATACGAACTGGTGCGACTGGAATATCCCGTTGCATTGGGGGGGTATGAGCGACCCGTTTCAGCCGTGCGAAAGGGTGCATAAAAGAACCCTTGAATGTCTACAGTATCTGGCAAAAACCCAATACCCGGTCGTTATCAGCACAAAGGGCAAGCTTTGCATTGAAAGCCCTTGGATTGACGAGCTTTCAAAATGCAATGTCGTAATGCAGATCAGTATGCTGTGCAGTAAATACGACAAGCTTGAACCCGGTGCGCCGACATACGAGGAACGGCTTGAAATGGTGCGGGTGCTCAGCAAGCGTGTGAAGCGTGTAATAGCAAGGGCGCAACCGTACATTCACGACATTTTCGATGATGTCATGAAAAATATCCCGCGGCTTGCCGAAGCGGGAGCGCACGGGATTATCTTTGAGGGTATGAAATTCGTGAAGAGAAAGCCGGGGCTAGTAAAATGCGGCGGCGATTGGGTGCAGAAGGAAAATGTACTCAGGGCAGACTTTGAAAAGTTGCGCGACGAGTGCCACAAGTACGGGCTTGCGTTTTATGCGGGTGAAAACAGGCTGAGAGCAATGGGCGATTCCCTGACCTGTTGCGGCGTTGCTGACCTTGAAGGATTTGAGCCGAACAAATACAACCTGAACCACCTCATGAACGGCGACAAGCAAGAACCTACTGCCGCACAGCAGAAGGTCGGGACGGCTGACTGCTTTGCAGGCATGATCCAAACGACTGCAGGGCATAGATTCCTCAGGAAACACTCTTTCAGCACGGCGACCAAGTGGTTTTATGAACAAAAACGCGAATATGTGAACGAAGTACTTGGAAAGAGCGGGAAGGGGTGAAGCCCTTGAAACAAACAGACCTCACCCCGGTTCAAAAATTGGGGGGGCTGTACTGCAAGCGCGATGACCTTTATACGCTGTTTGAAAGCAATGGAGTGAATGGTGGGAAGTTGCGGCAGTGCGTGATGCTGATAGACAAAGTGAATCCGAGCGGGTGCGTCACATACTGTAGCATAGGTTCACCGCAAGCCCCGATCACTGCGGCAGTAGCCAAGAGCCGAGGAATACCTTGCATCATTGTCTACGGCGGGACAAGCCGTGAAAGGTTGCTTCAGGCTGAAATGCCGCTTCTTGCGATGCACTATGGCGCACGGATAGTCATTGGAGCAAAAACAGGAAGGCACAACGTACTGCACGCAGTCGCAGAAAAGATCGCAAGGCAGAAGGGATATTTCCTTGTCCAGTATGGAATAAACCTTGAAGCACATGGTGATGTGTTATTGCAGGCGGTGGCAATGCAAACACAAAACATTCCCGACTGTGAACATCTGATTGCTGTATGCGGCAGTGGTATCACTGCAAGCGGAATATTGATAGGACTGCACATGAACCGCATCAACGTGGAAAACGTGCATCTTGTGGCAACTGCGCCTGACAGACGGGAATTGATAAAACAATTGACTGGTAGGTATGGAGCTTTCAGAGATTTTGAGTATAACGACCTTTTCCACATGAAAGGGTTCAATTATGACACCCCGGCGCATGAATGGATCAATGGTGTCACGCTTCACCCGAACTATGAAGCAAAGGCTTATCAATGGTACAAGCGGAGCGGGATAGGTGAGTGCGTGTTTTGGATAACTGGGGCAAAGCCGGGACTCAAGCCTGTGCTACTAAGCAGGGAAAACACAAAGAGGTGACCACATGACAGCGCGAGAGCAACATGTTGAAAGGCTTAAACAGGCGAAGGAAGAATTGTCACGCTGTACCGGGTGGAGAAAGCGCGACATGTACAAGCACGTGAAGCGACTGGAAAAGGAATTATGCATTTACGACCGCTATCACAGAGAAAGTCAGAGGTGAAAGGAGGATGAACCGCCATCGGTAAACCAGACTGGAACGCTATCCGAGCAGAGTATATCGGTGGCGGCATCAGCCAGCGCAAACTTGCTGATAAGCACGGTGTGTCTGCTGATGTGTTGATGCAAAAGGCTAATCGGGAACATTGGAAAAAAGACAGAGACAAAACCTTCAGCAAGAGTATAGCAACTGTTCAGCAAAAGACAGCAAACGCCGTAGCAGATAATGCAGTCATTGCCGCCCGAATCAAAGCAAAGCTATTGCGCCAACTGGAAAAGGAAATTGATGCCCTTCCGGATAGCATTGGCAGTGAAACAAGAAAGACAATCGTGGACAACAAATTCGGGGATGGAAAGGACAAGAAGAGCGCTGTGTATGGTCAGGTTGTTCACTCGGAGGAGCTGTCCCGTTCATACAAGCTCCGTGACCTTACAGCCGCCTACAAAGACCTGACAGCGGATATGCCCAAAGAAAACAGTGCGGATAATGTGAGGATTGTGATTGATGTCTGACGTGAGGATTTCGGAGATCATTGGGCCAGCGTTCTACGATCTGGCGCATGACGTATTCAATCACGGGCATACCCATTATGACTTATCTGGTGGGCGTGGCTCGCTGAAATCGTCCTGCGTTTCTATTCTGATTCCTGCCTTGGTGGTTCAGCATCCGGGAACCCATGCTTGCGTATTTCGGAAGGTGCGTGACACGATCCGTGACAGCGTGTTTTCTCAGTACATCTGGGGCATAGACAAGCTGGGCATGGCAGACTATTGGGAGAGCCGGGTATCCCCTATGGAACTGATTTACAAGCCCACAGGACAGAAGATCATGTTCCGTGGTACAGATGACCCTATGAAGCTCAAGTCCATCAAAGCGCCGTTTGGATACATTGCTTTCACTCACTTTGAGGAGAAAGACCAGTTCGCAGGACGAAAGGAAATCAGGACGATTCTTCAGTCGACTATGCGCGGTGGTGAAGAATTCTGGAATTTTGAATCCTACAACCCCCCGATAAGCCGTGATAATTGGGCGAATCTCGACAGCGAGGAAATCAGGAGCGACAGGCTGTGCCACAAGTCAACCTACCTTGATGCCCCCAGAGAATGGCTCGGAGAACAGTTTATCGCAGAAGCAGAATACATCAAGGCAACGAACGAACGAGAGTACCAGCACGAATACCTCGGAATGGCTGTTGGGACGGGCGCAGACGTGTTCGAGAATCTGGAAATCCGTCCTATCACGGACGAGGAAATTAGCCATTTCGACAGGATTCAGAATGGCGTAGACTGGGGCTTCTATCCTGACCCATGGGCATTCAACCGGATGCAGTACGATGCCGCCCGGAGGATACTGTATATCTTCGATGAGCTGACAGGGTACAAACAAGGCAACAGGGAGACCGCAGACAGGGTGCTGAAGAAAGGACTGACTCACGAAGACAGAATCATTGCCGACAGTGCAGAGCCAAAGAGCGTCAATGACTATCGAATCTTCGGGCTGAACTGCATAGGAGCGCAGAAAGGCCCGGGGAGTGTGGAATACTCCATGAAGTGGCTACAACAGCTCACAAAGATTGTCATTGATCCAGTACGATGCCCGGACACCAAGAAAGAGTTCTCGTCCTATGAATACGATCGAGACAAGGACGGCGAGCTGATAAGCGGCTACCCGGACAAGAACAATCACCATATTGATGCGGTGCGTTATGGGACTGAGCTGATATGGCGCAAGCCCGGACAGCCTGTGACGAGCAAATATGTACCACGATTTTGAGAGGTGAAAGCATGAAAACGTTTCAGGATTATCAGGCGGCGGTTGCGGCAGGAGAAACCATTGATTTCCTCTGTCAGGCTATCAAAGAGCATCGGAGTTCCCCGGAGTACCGTATCGCTCTGGATGCAGACGAGTATGAAGCTCAGAGAAATGTGACTATCAAGAATTGGGTCAAATACTTGTATACGATGGACGGGAGAAAGGTGCCGGACTACACAGCAAGCAACAACAGGCTTGCAAATAACCTTTTTCACCGTTTAAACACCCAGAGAAGAACGTACAGCCTTGGCAATGGGGTATCGTTTACCAATACCGAGGAAGTGGTTGAGAACGGCGTAAAACACCAGAGAGACATTACCAAGGAATTTCTGGGCGCAGACTTTGACACCATGCTGGATACAGCGGCGTATCTCGCCCTGATTCATCGCGTGTCGTTCATCTTCTGGAACTATGACCACGGGGACGTTTTCAAGTATACCGAGTTCGTACCGCTCTGGGACGAGGAAGACGGGTCTCTCAAGGCTGGAATCCGTTTCTGGTCGCTGGACTGGAATCAGCGTCCTGTGGTTGTTGTACTGTACGAAGAGGATGGTTACACCAAGTATCATACCAAGCCGGGGAGCAAAGGGCTGGACATTGAACTGCTGGAGGATAAGCAAGCCTATAAGCAGATTGTGGCTACATCTGAAGCGGATGGGGACGTGGTTGTGGGCGAAGAAAATTATTCGTCCTTGCCTATCGTCCCTCTCTGGGGCAGTAAGCACAAGCAGAGCACTCTTGTCGGCATGAGGGATAAGCTGGATGCCTACGACTTGATTGACAGCGGCTTTGCAAACGACTTGCAGGAATGCGCTGAGATTTACTGGCTGATTGGGAATGCTCTGGGCGAGACGGATGAAAGCCTTGCCAAGTTCCGGGACAGGCTCAAGCTGAACCATATTGCCGCTATTGACAGCGACAACAGCAAAGTCACTCCCTACACGCAAGAAGTTCCTACCGAATCCCGCAAAGTATTCCTTGAAGAAATCCGCAATCAGATCTACGAAGACTTCGGTGCGCTGGATGTTCACACTGTTGCCGCAGGAGCTACCAACGACCACATTGATGCCGCATACCAGCCGATGGACGAAGAAGCGGATGATTTTGAGTATCAGATCATCAAGTGCGTCCGTCAAATCCTTAAGCTCAACGGCATTGATGACACGCCGCAGTTCAAGCGGAACAGGATTTCCAACCAGAAAGAGCAAGTGGATATGATTATGTCCTGCGCCAACTATCTGGATGATGAAACAGTGCTGTCCAAGCTCCCGTTCGTAACAGTGGACGAAATTCAGGATATCCTCAAGAAAAAGGAAATGGAAGATGCCGCCCGGATAAAGCTGGAACAGAAAAACGGCTTCGGAAACCAGCAGAACGATCAGGAGGAATAATCCATGGCTGATCTTGGCATGAGATTGACTGATCTCAGGGAGGAACGGATTCGCCGGGAATTGGACAAGATATACACCGAAGCCGCCAAAGACCTACACGAGAAAGCCAGAGACTACCTGAATCGATACTACGCCAAAGACGCACAGAAAAGAGCCGCCCTTGCCGCTGGCGAGATTACCAAAGAGCAGTATCGGCGATGGCAATCCGGGCAAGTGTTCATAGGAAAACAGTGGCAATCAAAGATCAGGCAAATGGCAAGAGGGCTTGTAGACGTAGAGCGAGAAGCGGTTAAGATTGTCCACGGCGAACAGATGGAGTGCTTTGCGGAACAAGCGAATTATATTGAGTTCCGCATAGACAAAGACCACGACTTCGGCATGAACTTCGGGCTGTACGACACTCACACTGTTACACGGCTCGTCCGGGATGAACCGGAACTCTTGCGGCGCAGATACGTTGACGGAGTAGCAAGCGAAGCATGGAACGTCAAGACAATCCGCAACTGTATCATGCAAGGGATACTCCAAGGCGAGAGCATACCCGATATAGCTAAGAGAATGGCACGAGACACCGCTTCAACGGACATGAAAGCTATGACCCGGTACGCCCGGACAGCTATGACTGGAGCGCAAAATGCTGGGCGTTTACAGGCAATGAGAGAAAGCAACAAGCAAGGGATTGTGTGCTTGAAGCTCTGGATTGCTGTTGCTGATGACCGAACCCGTGATGCTCACCTTGAACTGGATGGGCATACAGCTCCGGTTGATACGCCTTTCAGTAGCACACTCGGGCCTATCATGTTTCCCGGTGACCCAAATGCGGCTGATGAAAATGTCTGGAATTGTCGTTGTGCTCTAGGTTATGAATATCCAAGCAATGCGGAATCTGCATCCGGGTATGATGAGGAATACGATGGAGAAGAAGATGAATTTGAAGAATGGTTAGCTAATGCGGCGTAAAAAGGGAGGGGCAAATGGCGAGCGAAGGAAAATGGACATTTAAGCTGGTGTCGAATGTCAATACGGTCTTGCGGATGACGGAAGCGGCGAAAGCGGCGGCTCTGGAAAAGATGGGCGGGACTGCGGAAACGTATGCAAAGAAGGAATGCCCTGTTGATACTGGGCGGCTCAAAGGCAGTATCACGCACCAGAAACAGGACAAAGATACTATGTTCGTTGGTACGAACGTGGAATATGCACCGTTTGTCGAGCTTGGGCACGATCAGGAAGTTGGTCGATATGTTCCGGCAATAGGTAAAAGGCTTGTCGCAAGCCATGTCAACGGCAAGCCGTTTATTCGCCCTGCCATCGAAGGCCACACTGGTGAGTATAAGAAAATCGTTGAAAACGAGATGCACAACGCATAATTTTTGACACTTTTTTCCTTCCCAATCTGTTAGCAATCATAGACAATGGATATTGAAGGGCGAAGCACAGCCCGAATATCAATCTCCGTAGGTGCGAAGCACAGCACCCGAAGTAAAGGGAGGAACAGCAAAATGGCATTTACCCGGTCTTTTCTCAAGGCGACAGGACTGTCGGACGAACAGATTTCGGCTGTCATGGAAGAACACGTAGCAGTCACGAACGGATTGAAGCAGGAGCGTGACAACTACAAGGCAGATGCGGAAAAACTGCCCGACTTGCAGAAGAAGTTGCAGGATACCGAAGCCAATGAGAATTACAAGAAGAAGTATGAGGACGAGCATACTGCGTTCGAAAACTTCAAGACCAAAACGGCAGAGGATGCCAAAGCTGCTGAAGTACGGGCGGCTTACCGTAAACTGCTGGTCGAAGAAAAGATCGGCGAAAACAAGCTGGACAAGATTATCAAGGTTACGGACTTCTCCGGCATGAAGCTGGACAAGGACGGAAAGCTCGAAGGCGAGTCCGACTTGCGTAAATCCATCGGTGAGGAATGGGGAGAGTTCCGCACTACTGTTTCCACCAAAGGGGCGAAAGTATCCACCCCTCCTGCTGGCGGCGGTAACAAGCTCACGAAAGAGGATATTCTCAAGATTGAGGATACCGCCGAACGGCAGAAAGCTATTGCGGAAAATCTTGAATTGTTTCAGAAAGGATGAGGTGAAATAAATGCCCGCCACGAATGTTGAAACCCTTTCCAATCCCCGTGACAGTCTGCCGAATGTTTATACCAACATTACGGCTCGGGAGATTGATTTTGTAACCCGGTTCAATAAGAACTGGGATGCCCTGCGGAAGATTCTGGGCATCATGCGTCCTATCCGTAAGACTCCGGGCACACAGCTCGTCACCTACAATGCGTCCATCGTTCTGGAAAGCGGCAATGTTGGCCCCGGCAACGTTATCCCGTATAGCAAGACCACCGTGTCCAAGGCTGGCATGGCTGACCTTGATCTGGAAAAGTATGCCAAGGCTGTTCCGATCGAGGACGTGAACAGGTATGGTGCTCAGATTGCTATCGAGAAAACCGACGATGCGTTCCTGAACGAACTTCAGATGACCGTGCTGACTCGGTTCTTCAATTTCCTCAAGACTGGGACTCTGGTCGATGCTTATACCACTTTCCAGATGGCTCTGTCCATGGCTCGTGGTAAGGTGCTGGACAAGTTCGCCAAGATGCGGCGCACTGTGACCAATGTTGTAGGCTTCTGCAATGTTCTGGATGCCTACGCCTACATTGGTGCGGCTGACATCACCGTTCAGACCGCTTTCGGCATGACCTATATCGAGAATTTCCTCGGATATAGCACGCTGTTCCTGCTGTCTGACCCGGATATTCCCCGTGGCATGGTGATTGCTCTGCCCGTAGAGAATATCGACCTGTACTATATCGACCCCGGCGATAGCGAGTTTGCCAGACTGGGGCTGAACTACACCGTACAGGGCGAAACTAACCTGATCGGTTTCC